ATTAATACCTAATAAAGCATTATTAATTATTTCAAATTCTTTTGATAATAAAATCGGTTCTTTTATTTTACTTTTATTAATTTGTTTATCCATTATTAATTTAAAACCATTATACCCTTTTTCTTCGCTATAAATTTGGGCAGCTAAAAATTTTAAATTTGTTTTTCCATTTTCTAAATCTTTAAACCAATATTTGTGACTTCCTTTAATTTCTATTAATCTAAATTTACCATTTTCTTTTATTTTAAAATCGGGAGTGTAATAATGTTTTTTATTTTCAATAAAATAATTTATTCTTTCAGCTTTAAAAACTTCTATTTTATTATTTTTACAATATTCAAAAAATTTAACTTCTAATTTTGAGTCACAATAAAATTTTTCATTCTCTAAAAGAATTTCAAATTCTTCTTTGTTTTTAGTTGAAATACTAAACCCATTTTTTGTTCCATATTTCAATAACATTGTTTTTTCACATTTTTCTCTTACCCAAGGAATTTGTAAAACATTTATAACTCCATATTTTTCATTTAAAGTTTTTTCTTTAGTTATTTTTATTTTTTTTGAAACACTTTCAATCTGAGAAGGAAATTCAACACCATATTTATCAAATAATTTTTTCTTAAATTTTTCTGTACCACAACCTATTTCTTTTGATCTTTTTGATAAATCTTCTAACCATTTTTTCCCTTTTTCTGTTTTATGTAAAAAATTTTTTAATCTTTCTGAAGAAGCTTTTTTTGCTTCTTCAGTTTTACAATAAGCATCTACACCGTATTTTTTTAAACAATTCTTTTTTTTATTTTCTTGAATTTTCTTACCATTTTTTTCATAATTTTTTTTAAAACTTTCAGAAATTTTCTTTTTTATTTCAGGTATTTTTGAAACATTATCAACTCCATATTTTTCTATTAATTTCTTTTTTGTAATTTCTTTATTTATTGCAAAACCAATTCCTCCATATTTATCAATACAAGTTTTAATCGCTTTATCTCTAATTTCTTTTTTTCTTTCTTTTGTTGTGTTTTCCCATCTTTTCTTTAAACTATTTGAAAATTTTGCAATAAATTCTGCATCGTTTTTGCTTTCGTTTCCATGATAAATACAATAACCATGTTCTAAACTTTTAAAAGTTGTTTTTTCCCCCGAAATTTTACAAATTCCTTCATTTGGATCTTTTTTTAAAAATTTATCATAATATTCAGAAACTGATTTTAATTCATTATTTTTCTTTATATGGAAATAATTCACATGATATGTAAGAGCAAAAAAACTTTTACATTCTTTATTACAAATATTACAGTAAAGTATAATATCTTTAGATTTAGATTTAGATTTGTTCATTAACGGTGTTTTATTTATTAATTATGTGATTTTATTTTTAATTATTACAGAAGTAGATAAATCTTTTTGTAACTTTGTGTAAAATAAATTATCATGGATAAATTTGAAAGAAATATTGAAATCGCTAGAATGTTAGATTTTGACATAACTCGCCCTTACCCTGAAAGTAAAATCTATGAACAAAATGGTTATCTTTTTGGATTTAATAAAGAAAGAGATAAAGCAAAAACAATTGCCAACGAATTAAGGGAAATTTTTCTTACTACTACAATTTTAAGATTTGATACTGATTGGAATTGGTTGATGTTAGCTGTTGATTTTGTAGAATCTAATTTAAAGAAAAATATAAAAATTTTTACTAATGAAGAAATAAGAACTATTTATGTCCCTTTATTTGGGTGTGGCGTTATTGTTACATTTGGTGATGACCAAAAATATAAAACAAAAAAAGAAGCTATGTTTATGGCTATTTCAGAATTTGCAATTGAATACAATAAAAATAAATAAATATGTGGACAGACATCGAAGAAATACAAAAAAATTTACAAAAGTTAGCAAATTTAAGGAAAGAAAATTTCCCAGGTGAAGAATTTAAAAAATTTTGTGAAAAAGAAAAACATAGGTTCAGTTTAATTGAAAGTTTAAATGGATTAAGAATAAATACTTTCCATTATGATAGATTAATTAATGAATTTAAACGTTATACGTCTGAAATGTCTAAAAAAGTAAATAATGATTTTGAATTATTAGAGGAATTATCAGCGATTGGAAAAACACTTTATAATAATAAAAATAGAATCACTGAAATTTTAGAATTACAATTTATTAGAAAAAATTCTTTAAAGGAAATTTCTGATGAATTTTGGGTAAAGACTAAGTTCAACAAAGAATTAAGCAAATCTAAATATAAAAATTCTCGAAGAGTAAAAGAACTTAAAAAAATTATTGTTTCAAGTAATAATGTTTTAAAAATTCTTTCTAATGAAAATAAAAATTTGAAAAGACAATTTGCAATAAACAGTCATATCTTAAATCAAAAGTAGATAAATATTTTCTTATCTTTGTGTAACAAAAACAAAGTAATATTGCATTAGAAAATTTTAGATTGACATTTGGTAAGTACCCCAATGAACATGAGGAATTTCTTCTAACCATTGTATTTTTTCCACAATTCTTCTCTTTTCCAAATTTGTCATTAATCAATATTTAAAATCCTTTTTAATGCTTTAATTTCTGGAGCTTTTATTTGATTATCTTTGCCATCATAACCATCAATTCGCCCATCAGGAAGAAGTGCTAAAGCTATTACTTCTAAACTTTTATATCTATCTGGAAATTCTTTTTTTAATTCTTTTATTAAATTCGGTGATTTAATTCTTATATAATATAACGTAACATTATGCTTATAATAATTATTATTAAAATGGTCAGGTGCTTTATAAGTTGTACACCAAGCAGAATCTTTTCCTTCTTTACATTTCCTAAAAGAGAATTTTGTTAATCCTAATTTTCTACTAGCCTCATGAGTATGAGGAACACAAACTAAAAGATCTTCATTATCTATAATTGTTTCATAATCATTTTCTAAATCTTTTAAAGAATGGCTTTCACCAGAATCATTTATTTCGTCAACTTCTGTTTTTAATTCTTCAAAATTTTTAAATTGATTTATATCTTTAGTTCTCGTTTTTTGTTTTTCTAAAAACACATAAAACTTTTCTATTTTATTTCTTAATTCATCAAAATCTGGTTTTTCTTTAACCCAAACTTTTGCTAACCAACCCATAAATTTTTTAGTTGGAGTAGGGTCTATTTTAAATAATTTCTCTAAATCTTCTTGAGATAACTTACCATTTTCTACTAATTTTTTTGCAAATTGTAAATTTTCTATAATAAACATTTTATCTTTTCTAAAAATTTTTCTTTCTATTAATTTCATTATTTTTATTTTTAATTATTGTAAATTTAGAGATAAATACTACCTCCAATTTTACACATTTGTTTTATTTCTTCCTTAGAATATTTTTTGAAAGCGGAGTGTTTACAAGATATAAATTCCAACCTACTGTTAAATTATTCGGAAGTGAAGTAATTTTGGTATTACTAAGGTCTAAACATCCTACTACTGTTAAATTTTCTGGTAATGAAACGATTTTAGAATTTTTAAGGTATAAATACCCTCCAACTTTTAAATTGTTTGGTAACGAAGTGATTTTAGTATTTGTAAGGATTAAATCACCTTCTACTATTAAATTTTTTGGTAATGAAGTTATTGGAGTATTTTTAAGGTCTAAATTTCCTCCAACTACTAAATTATTTGGTAAAGAAGTAATTTGAGTATTTGAAAGGTCTAAGTTCCAACCTACTTTTAAATTATTCGGTAATGAAGTTATTGGAGTATTATTAAGATTTAAATCACCTTCACATCCATTTTTTATATATTGTTGTATTTGTTTTTGAATAGCAATTTTATAATTCTTCTCTCTTTCCTCGGGAGTTCTCCTATGGATTAAAATATTCTCCTCTTTTAATAATCCTTTCTTTCTAAGTAAAAGAATTGTATTTTCCACAATCTTCTTCTTTTCTTTTAGTGTCATTATTTTTAAAATTTTATTAAATTATATTGAATTCCTACACCAATGCTAGGTTGTCCATTATATTGGATTCCTAAATAAGGTCCAATTGAAAAATGTTTTTGTTTTTGTAATTCAGAAATTTTAAATTGTTTTATTCCTTCGATTTTACTATTCTTATTACCCATTGAAATATCTAATATAGTTTCTGATTTAAGATTTAAGAAACCATATTTTTTTATATAAGTCACAGAATTTAAAGTATCTTGGTAAGTATAATTCCAATTATTAGTGCCATCTTTAAAAATATCTGCGTGAAATATTAAATTATTATCATTTACATCTAAAGGGTAAATTAATGTATCTATTTTCCCTGTAATAGTATCATGAATATATTTTGTTTCAAACATCGATTTACCTGTTCCATTATTCTTTACAACAATACTTGCTTGTAATAACTCTTGTATTCTATTATCTTTAATTTTAAGGACTTTTGCAGTACTGTCTATAGTTTTATTATATAAAGATTTAATGACGTTATATGACGCTATTTGTGCTATTTCTGTAGAATGTAAACGTCCTGAGTCATCCTTATATTTTTTTATAAATTGTTCTTTTAATGTAATTGCATTTTGATAACTTTGTACTGCTTTCTTTTTATTATTACAAGTAGAGAACAATAGACCACAAAGAACTAAAATTATCAATAATAATAATACATTCATAAAATTTATATTTTTCATTATTTTTATTTTTAATTATTGTAAATTTAGAGATAAATTTTCCCTCCAAATTTACACATTTGCCTTATTTCATTTCCCGAATAATTTTTTGAAATAGGAGTTTTTCTAAGGTCTAAATAACCTTTTACTTTTAAATTATCTGGTAATGAAATAATTTGAGTATTAACTAAATTTAAACTTCCTTTTACTTCTAAATTATTTGGCAATGAAGTAATTGGAGCATTATTAATAGCTAAATCTCCATTTACTACTAAATTTTCAGGTAACGAAGTAATTGGGTTTCTATTAAGAAATAAAGACCTACCTACTGTTAAATTATTTGGAAGAGATGTGATTTTAGTATTGTTAAGATGTAAACAACCACCTATTATTAAATTATTTGGAAAAGAAGTTATTGATGAGTTGCCAAGATATAAATCTCCATTTATTACTAAATTTTCAGGTAACGAAGTAATTTTAGTATTATTAAGATTTAAATCCCCTCCTACTTTTTTTAAATTTTTTGGTAAAGATGTGATTGGTGCATCTCCAAGGTTTAAATATCCTTCACATCCATTTTTTATATAATTTTGTATTTGTTTTTGAGTAGCTATTTTATAATTTTTCTCTCTTTCTTCAGGAGTTCTTCTGTGGATTAAAATATTCTCCTCCTTTAACAATCCTTTTCTTTTTAACGTTAAGATTGTTTTCTCGATAATTTTTCTTTTTTCATGTAATGTCATTTCTTAATTTTTAATTTTCTGCATCAACTGCACGAATTACCCAACCATAAAAGAATTCTTTATTATTAGGATTATGTTTTACAATTTTAATGTAAACTTTTACTTTGTTTATTTTTTGATTAGCTAAAAATAATTGATTGTTTATATTAGATTTTACAATTTTTAAACTATCAAAACTTTTTTTTGAATTAATTGAGTCTTTTTTATATAATAACTCAATTTTTTGTTTTTCAAATAATAAACTATCATATTTATTTATTATATTAACATCTGTAATTATTCTACTATCATCAGTACCAGGTATTGGTATTATTTCTTGTTGATTACAAGCACAAAAAAATAAACTACAAAGATAGAATAAAATTATTAATCCTATTGTTTTATTTAAAACTTTTTTATCTTTTTCCATTTTATAAATTATTTAATAAATTAAGAGTTTTATCATCCATTTTGCCTGTTTCTTCTATTAATAAAGAACGTTGTGCAATTTTCATTGCTTGTGTTTGTCCCATATTAACTGAATTATCAAAAATACTATCTGCTGCCTCTTGATTTAAAATTAAATCACCTTTAACAACATCCCAATATTTTTCTTTATAAATTTTTCTTGGAACTTCAATTGACATATTTTTCATATCTTCAACTGTTGCTGTTCTTCCAAGAAACTTACTCATTTCAGGTGCAGTGATACCATAATTTGTACCAACCAAATTACCTACTCCTTTTTTCCCTCCTGTCCAATTGCCATCATCATTTGCTTCATTGCACCAACCTCCTTCATATTTTAAGGTTTTACTAAATGCTGTTAAAAAGTCTGCCATTATTTTTATTTTTTAATTATTGTAAAAAAACTTATTTTTGTTCTATGGAAGAAAAAAATTGGCATAAAAAGCAAAATGAAACAGGGCAATTAGGTGAAGACTTTGTAAGATTTTGGTGTGTTTCAACAAATCAAACTTTTAAAAAAGAACTTGATGAATTAAATTATCAACAGGGGATAGATTGCCATATTGAGTCGGTGCCGACAGACGTAAAAAATACTGGTTTAATTTATTTAGGAAATTATAGAAATGTTTTTAGGACAAGACATCCTTTTAAAAAAGGTTCATTAGCAATGAATTATTGTATTTTAAAAATCAACCAAGAAAAAACTAAATTTGAAATTTTTTATAATGGACCTGTTGAAACACATATTAAAAAATTTTTACAAGAAGATAAAACTTTAGAAGATTTACGAAAAATTATACAAAAATATGACGGTACTTATTTTCAACAATGGAAATGTACACATCCTGATTCAATGTTATATAAAATAAAAGCGGAAGTAAGTAAAATACTTAATCCCGCTTCTTTATGTAATTATTATGGAGTAAATGAAATAGGTAATGGAACAATTTATTTAATGAATAACGATATAGCTAAATCATTTAACCTTTAATTTTTCCTTTATTTTTTTCTCCTTAGCATTTTTTTCTTTCTTTTCAGCTCTAGATTCTATTTCTTCAACAAAATCACTATTTTTAATTTCATCAGAAAAAGGTAATTTGTTTTTTATTTTTTCATAAAAAAAATATAATTCATCTACACAATTTTTTGAATCCCTTTTTGTCATTGGGTGAAAATTTAAGTGATAATATGCTTGTTCCCAATAAATTTTCCCTTCAAAAATTTTACTTGGTATATGATATACCACTAATTCAAGCCAATAAATTTTTTCTTTTTTTGGATGATAAGTTAAAAAACCATTTTCATCAATCAAAGGAATTCCAGATATTTCCTTTTTATAAAAGTATTCAAACATTTGAATTAAATACTCTTTTTGCGAATCAGTAATTTTATATTTATTCATAATTTTTATTTTTTACAAAGTTAGTAAAAAAAATATTTATTTTGAGTTGATAAAAATAATTTTATCTGTATTTTTTTCTAAAGATTTTAAAATAATATTTAATTTTTGAAAATATTGTGATTCGATAAAAAAAATTATTTCAAAATTTTCATTATTACTTGCTGCATCAATTCTTGGAGTAGATGTTCTTATTATTTTTTTATTATAAATAACAGAAAATTTATTTATTTTAATTTTTTTATTTAATAAAAAATTAAAGATTTTTTCAAAAATTGATAAATTCATTTCATTAGAAAAATTTTTAATAAAATTTTGGCATTTATATTGATTATTAAAAATTAAAAGATAATTTTTACTTTTATAATTTTTCTTTAAATATTTTATTAAATCATCTTCATAATTATAATCTTTAGTAAATTCTATCAGATTAAATTTATCTTTAAAATTTTTAATAGTTTCTTTTAAATTATTTTTCATTTTTTATTTCATTGAAGTTGCAATTAATTCACCAACCCTATTAAGTTGGAAAGATAACCATGTTAATTTTTCTTCAGTAATAATTTTATTTTCCTCATTAAATCCAATTGTTAAAATTCCAGTCCATGGATTTTTCTTAGTTCTATTTTTAATTTTACAAGCTATAATAGTTTTCATATGATATCCATTATATAAGCTAGATAATTTGTCATTTTTAATTGTTTCAAAAGATACTATATAATCTTCTTTATGTTCATTTCTTAATTCAGAAATAACCCTTTTAAATGAAATAGCCGGAATTTTTTGTAAATCCATTAAAATATCCTGATATCCATCTTTATTAATTTCAGCCATCATAGAAAGATTTTTTAAACTGTAACCATCATAGGTTTTTTCACCATTGTGAAAACTCATATAATTGATTCTATCTGCATCAAATTCTTCAAAAATTTGTCCTAATATAGGTTTTAATAAATCTTCATAATCATGATCAGATAAATCTGGTTTTTTTCTTTCTTTATATTTTTTTTCAACCCACATACCAAATAAAGTAGTACCCGCTGTAATAACACTTGCTATAATTGTAGAATATTCCATCCCCATTTATTGAATTTATTTTTAATTACTTAAAAAATTATTTTAAACCAATATCCTTTAAAAAATTTTCTTTATAACTATTTATTTCAGTATTTTTTAGTATTTTTTTAATATTTTCTTTATTAGGTTTTACTCTTCTACCTTCCAATAATTTTTTAACATCTTCTTTTGCTTTTTTACTTAATACATTTCTAAAACTATTTGATAATTCTGTTTTTTCAAATAAAATTTTAGAAAATATATCATTTGAGTCAGAATACTTTTTTTCTAATGCACTTTTTTTATCAAATTCTGGTTCTTCATAAAAACCATTTTCTTTAATTTTTGACATTCTCCAAGCCATCTTCTTTTCTACTAATTGTTCCTCAAATAATATTTTTATATCGTCATCAGTAAAATCTAAAACATCTCTAAGAACACCAGTAAAAGACATTAATGTTAATTCGCTATTTCCATTATCAAGAATTTCTTTTGCTAATTGAATTTTTGCAGTTGTAACTTCCATCTCAATTTTTTTCAATTCAGCTGAAGATACATTCATTTCAATAGTTAATCCTTCAATATCTTCTTGGCTAAAACCTTGTAAATGTAAATGTACTACTGCTATATGGAGTAAACCTTCTAAGAAATAGTTTTGATATTGTTTTACTGCATTTCCAAATCTTAAATCTTCACTTCGAAGCGCACTTTTATTTGAATTATGAATGAAAACCCCTGCTTCTGTAGAAAAATTATGAATGTCTTCTACCTCCAAATCATAAACATATTCAGGCTTATCTAATTTAGTTATTTCAATTGAACTAACTAAAATTTCATCATCAAACATACTTTTTAAAACATCACCTTTAAATAATAAGTCGGCATTTTTATATTCTAAATTTTCTAATAAAAATGGATGATTATTTGTGCATTCAATAAATTTACCATTAGAAAGATTTATTTTATATAATTCATCGACTAATTTTGTTGGTTTAGCCCATAATATTTTGCCATTTGTAATATAACCAAATTCATTACAACTCATGACATATTTCTTTTTCTTAGGTTCTTTTTCTAATTCATCAGAGATTTCTTTTATAGTTTTTAAGCCATCATTCGTATAAATTAAAGTATTTTCTCTTGCACATAAACTCTCCTCGAACGTGAGAAATGACTTTGGAATCAATAAACCAGCAAAAAAATCATCTTTAATAATTTTATAATCCTCGATATCATTCATATTCGAAGCCCCTTGTAAAACTTCAACCCCACCAACGTCTCCATCAAAAGTTGGCATGAATAAATTTTCTTCTATACTATTTTTAACAAAAACACCAGAATTATTAAACAACCCATCTTTATTTATTCCATAACAAGCAAAATTATGTCTATCATTAGAATTATCTGGGCCAAATACTGACATACAATATACATCAGTATTTTCAATTAAAATTTCTGTTTTAATAACTTTATGATTTTGATACCCTACTTCATATCTATTTAAATTTATTCCTTTTGTATTAGGCAAATATTTTTCAATAAATTCTTTGTTTGAAATTCCTATATAAGTTGATAATTTGGAAATATCAATTCTACTAAAAGCATAATGTGGAAATTCTTTTGATAATTTAAATTTAATGTTATCAAACTTTTTAAACTCGTTTTCATTAAGAATTTTAATTATTTGTTCTTTTTCAGGTAATCCTTTATAATTTCCATTATTAATTCCTTTATAAGAAATTTCACCACTTGCTATTTTTTCAGATAAAATTTTTCTCATTTTATCCATCTTCCCATATCTGATATTAGCTTCAGAAATTGCTTTTCCTGCTTCTGGATTGTTTTTAAAATATTTTTTTCTATTCTTAGAAGATGTTGTTGAAATATCCTTAAAAATAGTTATATCTAAAATATTACATCTAAATTCTTGAAATCCTTTAAACCCTTTTTCTTTTAATCTTTGTTTTAAAATTGTAGAAGTTAAAAAAGGTTGTTTGGAAAAAGTCGGGTTTATTTTTTTAAGTAAATTTTTAAAATTAGAATTTACAAATTTTACTGCTTTAGGTTGTGTGTCAATATTATTTAAAAGAATTTCTTTTTCAAGTGCTTTAAAAATTTCATCATTTAATTTTAAAGTTAAACCTAATATTTTTTCTTCTTTATTGTTTATCCAAGAATTTTTTGCACCTTTGGAAGCACCAATTTTTTGTTTTTCTCTAAATTCTGGATTAGCCCAATTTTTTTTATTGTTTTCTTTTGCTAAAGAAGAATGTAATTTCCAATGCGCTTTATTATTCATCCATTTTAAATTATCAGGACGATTATTGTATCTATTAAAATTAATATGATGAATAGTATTTAAACTTAAATCATCTATTTTACTTTCTTTTGCAATTAATCTATGTGTAAATTCATATTTACCATTTGATGGATTATAAATCGTTTGATAATTTTTATAATTTGCAATTAATTTTTCATCTAAATATAATGGCATTAAAGAATCTTCTGGTAACAATTCATCAGCTCTTTTAGAAGTTCCATCTCTCATAATAAATGGGTGTTCAGGTGCAGTATCAATATAAGTTTCATTATCTAACCAAACTCTAATTAATTTTTCAGCAGTATAATTCTTACCGCACCATTTAACTAATCCAGCTACTGGTTCTTTAGTATTATCATTTATTGAATAAACATAATTTTCTTTTCCTTCCTCAAATTCTTTTGCTAATTCTGCAATAGTTATAGTTCTTCCATCCAATAAAGGAATTGGAGTATAACTTGCTACAGGTAAAACATTTGATTTAAAATCAATCATATTTGTTTTAGGGTCTATAGAAGGTTTTTTATATAAACTTTTTTGTACTTCATCTGCATAAGCTAATGCTTCGTCTCCGCTTAATCCACTTGTATCAATTTTAAATAAATATCTTTGTGGAGCTCTGGTTATACGATAAATAATCAACGCTTCCCTCATAAGTATAATTCTTCTCCATGTATCAACTACACTTCTAAGAATACTTGTTCCATAAGGTTGTAATGCAATATCTTCTATAATTTTAAAATGTACAATTTCCCAAGGTTCAAACCAATTATTTCCGCCACCATTTCCACCCATCCAACTATATCTATAATCGTCTAAATTAGTTGAATGTTGCAATAGTTCAACTCTAATTGCTTCAGGTGGTAAATAAATTAAATCAATTACACCTTCACCACGTCTTGCATTAATATAAGTATAGGCATTGCCAAATTTCAACATTTCTTTGGCAATTAAATAACCTTGTGAATTAATCTTTAAATTTTTAAAAAAACATTCTTCAACCGCTTTTTTAACTTCTTTTTTTGTGTGATTTATTTTAATAATATTCCCATCATCACCTTTAGAACAATTATGAACTTCTGCATACATATAATCAGAAATTTTAATTGAAAAATGTGAATGAGGTTCTACATTAAATAAATCATATACTTCCTCTTCTCCATCTTCTTCAATAGAAATAATTTTAGATTTTTGAAATACATCTTCTAAACATTTACAAGAAGGGTCAGTATATTTATAAAAAGAAAAAATTTCATCCCCTATTTTTAAATCTTTTAATTCTTTAAAAGTATTATTAGGTAATAAAATTTTGTGGTTTTCTGTACATCTAAAACTTGGTATTTTATAATCAATTGCTAAAGTTTCTTCATCAAGGTTTTTTTCTAAAGTTACTTTAAAAACTTTTTTCACACCCATAGATTTAATATATTTACAAAGCCCCCAAGCAGTTCTTTTGTAAATATGATCATAAACTTGCGTCATAAAAAAAGTTTTATCATAACCTTTTTTAATTAATTCATTTATAGTAAAATCACCTTGTGGAGTTTTTAAAATAGAGTCTCCGGCACAACACATCTCTTGGACATAGATTTTTATCGCTGCATTAGCAATTGGAAATGTTTCATCCATTTTTCTATACTCATCATATAACTCAATGTGTTGTAGAGAATAATTTTTTTGTTGTAGATATTGTCTAAAAATTTGAAATGTAGAATTCTTTTTATTTTCGTTATCATTCTTAGGGGTTTCTAAAGAATTAACCTTTCCATCACCTAACCTTAATACGTCATCTTTTTGTAATCTTTTAAAAAAACTGTTTACGTTTTTAAAAAACCCATCTTTTTGTTTTTCAGCCATTCAAATATATTAATTTAAATAAATTTAATTGTTTTTTACTTTATTGTAAAATCCGTAGATTTTTTCAAATTTTAATTACTGTTTTTATTTAATTAATTATTGTAATGATTTTAAATACCATATTCTTTATACCAATATTGTAAAGTTTCACCACCTCTTCCAGGCCTAAACATATCTTTTAAAATGTGCAAAGCAAAAATAAAATCTTCTTTATTAATTTCTTCTAGAACCATTAAGCTTGATGTATCATATCTACCATCAAAAATTAAATTCCTTTTATTTTCTGGAGTTAAAAGATAAAAAAATTTAGGTCTTAAATATTCACCATATTCAACTATTTTATTTGCAGCAAAAGTTTTTTGTTCTTCATTGAAATTTTCCAATTCAAAAAGCATAAGTTGTTTGTTAATTTTAAAAGCATTAAACCTTGCCCTAAGATAAGTTTTTTTATCCTGATTATTTAATTGATTAAATTGTTCCTTTGAAATAGGAATCCCTGTATTGCAATATTGTTTAATAAGTTCTTTATTTGTCATTAAATGTCGTATTGTTTCCACCAATTTTGTAAATTTTCACCACCAAATCCAGGTAAAAACATTTCTTTTAGTATTTTTAAAACAAAAATAAAATCTTCTAAATTTTTTTCTTCTAATTGTTCCCATTTATTTTCACCCCAGAAAATTCTTTTATGAATTGCTTTGATTTTATTTTCTTGTGTCAAGATATGAAAATAATCAACTAATGCTATTCCTTTCATATCTATTAAATCATTTACTGCTTCTATTTTTTTATCTTCAGGTAAATTATCTAATTCAAAACGATGTAAATTTCCATTTACTTTAAATGCCATAAACCTTGCTCTAAGATATGTTTTCCTATCTTGAATATTTAATTTAAAAAATTGCTCTTTAGAGATACTAATACCGGTGTTACAATATTGTTTTACTAAATCTTTATTTGTCATTAGACTATTTTTGCATATTTTTCAATTATATCCATTGAATTTTTTAATAAGGCTACAAGACCAAAATGTTTTCCTTTCAATTTTAACAATTCATCTAAAGTAACCCATTTATAACCTGCACTTTCCCAATCTAAATTAGGAGTAAATTCTTCTTTAATAATTCCAATAAAATTATAATAAGAAAAACTTCCTTTTTTAAATACATAAGCAGGAATTAATCTTATAGGAATAGTGCAACCTGTTTCTTCTTCAAATTCTCTTCTAGCACTTTCAGTTGGTACTTCTTCCTCATCATCTTCAATAGCACCTCCCCAAACTCCATAAGTACCAGGTTCTTCTACATCTTCAGAACGAAGATTAACTAATATTCTACCTGTTATTAAACAAATAGGTAAAATACCTGCTCCACGATTTCCCCAAAATTTATGACCACCTGTATTTACAAAACCTACTTTAGCTTCTTCTAATGGATTTTTAGAATTAAGAATTTTGATATTATTTTTTTTAACTAAATCATAAAGTGTTTGTGAAAATTCCTCAAAAGAATCATCACGTTTTTTAGTAAAAGTAATACCAATTAAATAATCACTCACTTTAAAACTTTTATTTTTTATTTGAACAAATTCTTCCGATTCATTTTTCCATTCATCTTTTATATCTCTTGCAACTGTTCCTAAAAAATCATTATAAGGTGTTACTTTAAAATTTTTAGAAATTTTATCACCATCAAACACTAAACCAACAGTTAATGGAACTCTTATATTTCTATATATTTTATTAAAATTTTTGTCACGAGTAAATGATATTCCTGAAATATTATTTCTATGACGTTTATGTGGTTTTATTATATCACTATTTATTATGTCAATTGCATTTTTATAATTTGTAAAGTGATAAAGTGTACCAACTTGCTTTGCCTCCTGTAATATTTTTTCTACTAATGTCATTATTTAATTGTTTTTATTGTTTAAATAGTTATCTAACCATTCTTTTTCATTTTTATATATAGGGATACCATATTTTTCTTTTAATTTTAAATATTTTACTTTTAAATCATCTGGAGTATAAACAAATTTCCCTAGAGAAATAAATTTCTCTCTATCAATAATTTTTTGCAAATAAATCTTTTTATTTTCTAAATTACAATCATCATAATATTTATCAGAAATTTCTATCCCTCTATTTATAAGCACTGATAAATAATATTGTTTTAATTCATCAGGAGTAAGTCCATAAAATTTATCGGATAAAGACTCAAAACATTCTAATTTATAATCAATATATTTTTTCTTTAATTCATTACTTGCTAATTTATATTCAACAGAATCCAAACCATGATGTTTTTCAAATTGTTTGTTTAAATAAATTTCGTATAATTCTTCAGGTAAAATATCACTATTTAAATTACAAACAAATGTAACTCCACTTTCACAAATTTCTTTTTTTTGTTCATAAGACATAGCTTTTAATTCATAAGATTGTAAAAAATTACTATGATATTCATTCATATTTGTTTTTAAAAAAATAATTCTAGCTCTTAAATATGTTTTCTTATCTTGATTTGATAATTGCGAAAATTGATTTAGAGTAATTTTTAAACCTGTATTAACATATTGTTTGATTAAATCTTTATTGTCCATTAATGATTAAGTTTATATCTTTATTGAAACAAATTTCTTTTATTTTGTTTAATTCATATTTTAATAAAAAATCTTGTCCTTGTTTTAATTTCAATTCTATTCCGATAATATAATTTGCAAGATTTGTTAATCCTTTCATATCGGTTATAATTCTTTCTTCACTTTCAACATCGCTTGGATCTTGATTTCTAGTTTTAATAGTTGAAAAATTAAAAGGTCTAATTTTATATTTTGTAGAAAGTTTATTTCCGTCTAAAGTAATTCTAACATTTAAAATAGAATTTGATAAACTTCTATTTATATTCCAAAAATTTTTATCTCGTGTAGTTGATACTCCACGCACAATTTTGCCATTTATATCTCTATCAGTATTAAAAAATAATTTATCATCGCTTAAAATTCTATCTAAATTATTAATACTTGTAAAATGGTAAAGATTACCAACTTGTTTACTTTCTTTTAAAATTTTTAAAACTAAACTTTCCATTTTTAATGTTGTGATATTACTAGATTTTTTATCTGTTTGCAAATCAAATGCAACTAAATTCCCTTCTTTGTTATATCCTACATTTTTAAAATGTTCATCAAATAAATGATATTTTTTTAATTCTTTTTTCATTTCTGAATATTGATTATAAAAATTTAAAAAATAATCATAATCAATATTTCCAATTTCTTTAACTTCTGTATTAACAGTTTGATCGTATTTTTCATAAATAATTTTTTTCAATAACTCTGCTGGTGATAAACCTTTGAATCTATCTATCCCTAAATCTAATTCAATATCACTTAGATAACTATAAATTTTTTCTACAATAAAAAAATAATTAGTTTCTAAATCATTTAGAGTTTTTACTTTTTCCATAGTAATAATATAAAACCATTTTCCAGGTTGTTTTGTTGACTTTACTTTATAAGCAGCATAAATTTTTACATAATGTTTTAAATTCTTACCTATTAAATCATTTGCATTTGTTGCTTCTTTTAAATCTGAAGTTAATTTTACCACAACATTTTGATTTAAAGTATCATAAGCATATCCATTCGTCCCTTTACCTAAAATATCAGTAATACCAAATTTATCCTTTAAGAAATTATAAACTTTTTTACCATCAACTAAATTATTTATCATCTCGTTCATTATCCATAAATTCTTTTTAATTTCCATTTAAAATGTTCTTTAACATCTTCTGAACTGTTTTTAAAAGTACCAGGTGTTATTTCGGGCTTTACATACTGTTTTATCAAATCTTTTTTCGTCATTTACCCTTTATTTTTAAAATATTCTATTTGGCCTAATCTTTTATTAGCAACTTCTTTTGTATTATAAGGTCCGCCTAATTTTTTACCTTTTTTACTAAAAACAAACCAACTGTTTCCTCTTTTTCTTACAAATTCTAATAACTGTTGTTCGTCTAAATTTATTTCATCGTCAATACTATTTTCACCTTTCCCCATAAAATCAAAGCCACATAAATTTCCATTCATACTCCACCCTAAATTATATGAAGTTATATCGAAAACATCATAATCTTTTAACTCATCTAACATTTCTTTATATTTAATAAGAAATTCAGAAAATAAATTTATATTAATTTTTAATTGTTTAAAAAGTCTGTTAGTATAATTTGATGTATTTTTAAATTCATTTATATCATTAATTGTAACATTATCAAAACTTTTAAAATAACTTTCAGCAATTGCAGCATAATCTCTTTCTGTTCTACTTAATTCATCAGCAAAATCTTTTAAAATAAGAAATTTATTTGTACCAACAATTTTCCAAACATTATAAATTTTAACATAATGTTCAGCAGGTGTTTTAATTAATTTTTTTGCAAGATTTTTTTCAGATATAGAATCAGTTAATTTTAATACTTTGCCATCAGAAGTTAAAAAAGCTACACCGCAAGTACCGCTTCCTAATCTTTTGATAATATTAAATTTATTTTCTATTTTATCTTCTAATTCCATTTCAGTCATTATATAAATTTTAATTATTAAACCCCCAATTTTCTTGATATTGTGTAAAATATTCTCCAATGTCTAACCAATATCTTTTTAATTTATTAGAACATACTGTAAAAATTTTATCAGATAATGTTTCTCTCGCTTTAGCAATTTTTTCAATAAAATATAATTGTATTTCTTCTGGTGCAATAGTA